CGTCCTTGATGGCGTCGAACCGCTTCTCGTGGCTGAAGAGCTCGCGATCGTGCCCGTTGACGCGGCCCTCGAGCCGCACCATCCAGACCACGCCCCCGAGCAGCGCGAGCACGAGCGGCAGGATGATGAGGAGCTTTTTCAGAGGCATGGGGCCAGGTGCCGGAGACTGCGATCGTAGGTCTCCGGCGCCGCGCACCCGGCCGCCCGGGAACGCGCGGGATGCGGCGGGAATGTTCGGGATACGGACTACGGTGTGGCCGCCACGAGCAGCGGCACGATGCCGTAGCTGAGGACGGCCTCGAAGCCGTCATCCATGCGCTTCAGCGCATCGACATAATCGCCGCCGCCGAGCGTCGCCGTATCCGTGTCGAGGAGCGTGACCTCGACGCGCTGCGTGTTCAGCGCCCGTGCCGCGTTGAACACACCGGTCACCGTGATGTCCGCGTTGGTCTTCGAGAGGACCTCGGGCCCATTCGTGCGATGCGGCGGCACGCCGCGCACACGCTTCCGCCACGCGTAGGCGAACGTCCACCCAGCCGCATTCTGCATCGTGGCGTGCGGGTCCAGCGGATCCTGGTCGTTGGCGAACACTTCGAAGCGCATGATCTTGTCCTCGCCAGCGAAGATATGGCCAGCGGGGACGTTCGATTCGAGAGCCATCGTGCGTTACTCCTCCGGCGCCCGCGCGAGGCGCGTGATGATCGGCTGATACTGCGCGGCCCGTTCGAGCACGTCTGCGGCGCTGGCGGCGCGGTCGATCGTCGGCTCGTAGGACGCGACGCGCTGGATGACGGCGGTCCGCTCGGCGCGATCGTCACGGCTGCCCCACGCGAGGAACCGTGTCGCCGCGCGCCACGCCGCCGCGATCGCGCCGCGGATCGACCGCGTCCCACCGATCGGCGCGATCCACGTGTCTGGCTGCGGCGGCAGCGGACCGTCGTCGTAGCCGGGCACCACATACGCGTGGCGCGTGACGAGCGCGGCGCGTTGCGATCGGAGCGCGGCCATCTGCCGCAGTGCAGCCGTGCCGACAACGGGCTGCGTCCAGGGCGTCGCGGGTTCCTGCTCGATGTCGGCCGATCCGGACCAGACCAACAGCCCGAACGCGCGCACCCGCGAGCGCCGTGCGGCGGCATCAGTCAGCCAACGATGCGTACCAATCGCCGACGTCGTCGCAGACGCAGGCTCCTCGGCGGAAGCCTCGTCCGTGCGAGCGCTGCGCTGCGAGACGGTCGCCGCGGCGATCGCCTGCAGGGCCCGGCGGCGACCCTCGAGAGCACGCGTGCCCGGGAGGGGCTGAAGCCACGTGTCGGGCTGCGCCGCAAGCGGTCCGTCGACGTCCTGCGCCGTGTCCGAGAGGCGCGCGCGCGCGATCGCCGCACGCACGGTCGCCCGAGCCGCCTGGATGCGCAAGGCGCCGGCGCCGCTCGCGGGCTGCGTCCAGGTACTCTCTTCCGGCGGTGGCGTCAACGGGTCGAACGCGCTGTAGCTGCGCAGGAGCTGCGTCGCTGCGACCCGCCACGCCAGGCGCGTGCTCGCTGCCAGGGCCCGCGTGCCTGGCACCTGCTGCGTCCAGGTGCTCTCCTGCGTTGGCAGCGGCGCGTCAGCGTCCTGCGCCGTCGTCCAGATCTGTAACCGTGCAGCAGAGAGCGCCCGCGCGCGCGCGGCCGCGGCGACGCGGATCGCGCGAGTCCCGGACGTCGGCTGTGCCCACGTGGGTTCTTCTGGTGCGGCCGCCTGATCACCGGCGCCGAACTGGCGCAGTGCGATCGATCGACCCGCGAGCTGTGCGCGCTGTTGGATCGCTCTGCGCACGCAGCTCGTGCCAGGGATCGGCTGCGCGTACGTATCCGGCTGCTGGTCGAGCGGCGCGTTGTCGGCGCCGACGGATGCGCCGTACCAGAGGAGCCAGACGAGATTTTGGTACTGAGCTGGATGGAACACCGGGCCTTGCCACCCGGATTCCGTGAGCGCCTCGCCATCGCGGTCGCTGGCACGGAGATGCGTCGTCGCGCGATGCGCCCTCGACGCGAATGCCCGCGCTGATGCACCGAGCGCCCACGTCCCCGGCGTCCGTTGCGTCCAGGTGCTCTCCTCGAGGGCCGCGGCGATCGGATCCCACGCCGCTGGGCTGCGAACGAGCGAGCTCGCCGACGCGCGTGCCCACCGCACACGAGTCGTGGTTCGGAGAATGGTGGTACCACCGATCGGCGACGTCCACGTGCTCTCTTGATTCGCCGGCGCGACGTCGTATCCCGCCGCGAGGTTCGGGCCGGCCGGCCAGGACTTCAGCCCTTGCCACGCGCGCACGCCGACCGGGATCTCCACCGTCCAGGTGCTCTCCTGGAGTGCGAGCGGCCCGTCCTCTTCTGGGAGTGACCAGAGGACCAGCCGCGAGGCGGAGATGGCGCGGCCACGACTCAACGCGCCCAGCCGCAGGGCGGCGGTGCCGAGCAGCGGCGCTGTCCACGTGTCAGACTCGGGCGGCGCGATCTCCCCGATGTTCGATCGCAGACCACCGGTCAGCGTGACAAGGCGGCGCGACGCCGTGGCCGCACGCGCCAGCGCAGTCACTCCGGGAACCGGTTGAGTCCACGTGCTCTCTTGATTCGCTGGCGCGACGTCGTATCCCGCCGCGAGGTTCGGGCCGGCCGGCCACGCCTTCAGGCCTTGCCAGGCCCGTACGCCAATGGGGATCTCGACCACCCAGGTGTCCGGCTCTGGCACCGACGGCGGCACCTCGCCCGCGGTCATGCGCAGACCCTGCGTCAGCGCGGCGCGGCCTGCCGGCCAGCTTCGCCCCAGCGATCGCGTGCCGGGGATCGGCTGCGTGTAGGTGTCCGGTTGGTTGGTTGGTGCGACGTCGTCTCCCGCCGCGAGGTTCGGACCGGCCGGCCAGGACTTCAGCCCCGACCAGGCCCTGGCACCGACGACCTCCTGCGTCCACGTCTCGGGCTGCGTGGGCAACGGGCCGTCCACGAAGCCCGCGACGTGCAGCAGTAGGCCCGCGGCGATCGCCGCGCGCGCAAACTCGGCGCTGCGTGATCGGATCGCGTTGTAGCCGCGGACCGGCATCGGCTGCAGGAGCGTCTGCGGCAACACGACGGTGAGACTCGGCGTGACCGCGTAGGTGTCGAGCTGTGTGCCACCATCCCGCGTCAGGCGGAACTCGAGCACGTCGCCATCTGCGACGTCGGCGCCGACAATCTGCAGCGAGCATTCGGTCTCGCCGTTGCCGTTCGAGACAATGTCGAACGCCGTGCCGCCGGAGACGCCGTCCTCGGTGCACCCCGCGGACGACGACTCGAACGTGCCGGTGCCACTCAGGCGTTTGGTCGTGTTGTCGCCGTTGGCAAAGGCGACGGTCGCGACCGCGCGAACAATGCTCGACGACGTCGTGATGTTTTGGTAGGCACCGCCGTTGCGGCGCACCTGGAACTCGGCGTCGACGTTGCTCTGGGCCGTGCCATCGCACTGCAGGCAGAACCGCAGGAGGAACGTCGTGTTGATCGGAATGACGCCGGCGGATGGATTCGCGTCTTCCGCGGCATGCCACCCGTGGGTCGACTCAGTCCCCTCGTCGATGCCGAAGCGGTAATGACTCTGGGTGACCGCCACGCGTGGTTACCCGCGCAGCCGCGCCATCAACCGCGGGAAGCGCGGCGGACTCGACGCGATCACCTCGCCCTGCCCCTGCGGCCCGCCGGCGGCTTGAAGAAGATTGAACGCTTGAATGGCCCAATTGCCCGAACCCGACAGCGAGTGGCTCATCGTGACGGACGCTGCACCAGCAATCCGGGTTGCCCGTGCGTCGTATGACCCACCATCGGTCATCGTGCCATCAACTGTCTCGTCGTCGTCAGCATTGTACGGAGCCTGCGCTGCCGTCGCATCGAGCACCATGTCTCCGACGGCAGAGGTCACTGCAGGCGATGTCGGGGCGGTATCTGTTCCAGTTGCGGTTTGGACACCACTCGTAGGTGTAGATTGATTCACTCCGTTGAACGACCGCACGACATAGCCGAGTGACGTGGGATTCGTCAAGCTGATACGAATCAGGGTGGACGTGCCTGGAGGATTCACCAAACCGTATGAGCGCACGCCTACGCCATTCGCCACGCCTGATCCGATTTGCGTCATGGCGACGCCGTTGTATTCGACTGATGTCGGTTCACCACCTGCAAACGCGCCGCCCGACAGCTCAAGATCAACGACGACAAATCCGTTGGCACCAGAGCAGATCTTCGTGCCGGGAATGTCCTGCGGATTGGCGGACGCCAGATGCCCACTGAGATTCGTTTCGCCGTCGTGGTTGACAGGCATCTACGCGACCTCCAAACCGAGGACCCTATAACCGAGCGGATAGCACCCGGCGTCCACGACGGCATCGGTATCTGGATGTCGACCCAAGTCACGTGCGGGAGATGACACGCCCAGCGTGTAATCTCCATTCCCAGGATCGACAAACTCCGGATCGTCGGTCACTGAGTCTGGGTCTACGGAATGCTGATCCGTGTGGGCGCTGTTGAAGCTCGCGAAATCGAGGTTCCCTTCGTTCCCGGAGTAGAACTGCCCCGCCGTCTGGTGGTAGACCTGGTGCTGATAGCTGCATGCCGTCGCCGCTGGGCAGTTCTGTCCGGAGTACTCCAGCATGCGGGAGGGCGAGGAGCTCCAGATGTTGTTCAGAATCTTCACGGTTGACCACGCAAGCGGTGTCGAGACGAAGACTCCATCACCAGTCCCCGAGGGGCCGAACCCCACGAACGTGTTGTTGAAGATCCGCTCGAAGTTCATGTTGCCGCCGGTCATGTGGAGGGCATGGCCCACCGCACCGACGCAGAGATTCTCGGTGATGTCGCCACCGAGCTGATCCGTCTGCGACCACGAGAAGAACGACCCACCGTCCCCGGTGAACCCGACGTCGTGGATGTAGAGGCGGCGGTAGGTGTAATTCTCGTTGCCGAACTCCGCACCACCAGGAATGTCCTTGGTCGAGATCCCTGTTCCGCAATGATGCAACTCACACTGCTCGACCAGCGTGCCTTCGGACGAGTAGTGCTTGACCGCGGAGCTATTCCCCGCGCCCGACCGAACGTAGAAGTTCCAGATCTTGCAGTTGCGAATCGTCGTGTTGAAGGCGCTCTCCGTACGAACGCCCGACCAGTTGTCGTTCCAATCCACCTGCGGGCCGCCGTCGATGTCGAATCCTTCCAGCCAGCAGTTTTCACTCCCGTTGAAGATGACTGGGCCGGTGTCCGCGGTCGGATTGACGATGGTCGTATCGGCTTTCGTGTCCTCCGTTCGCTGCACCGTGCCCGTGGCTCCTCCACCGACCGTCACGCCAGGAGTGGGTATCTCGAACGTGGTGGAGTTGATGACGGTGACGATGGCCTGCCATCCTTGACTGTTGTCAAACGGAGGCGTGCAGTCATGGTTGTAAATGTGGACCTCTTCACCGTTGGTGAAGTTGTGATCCCCATCGGTGACCACCTGCAAGACGTTCGCACTCGGCACCGTGCTGCTCGCGATGTTGACGGCCGACGCAAACCGTCCGTCACAGGTGATCAGGAACTTCGCCGTCGCGCGGTCGGCGTACCACTTGATCCAGTCTTTCCCGACAGACCCGATGACGCCGGCGTTCAGTGCATGCCCCGCCAGCCGGACGTAGCCATCCGGCGTGATCGTGATGAAATTCCCTGGCGTGCCGCTGTTGGTGGGGTTATAGAGCACCCCCAGGCGGTCATTGAGCTGGACGGCGGAGCCGTAGACAATCGCCGAGCCTGGCGTGGGCCCTCCAATCACGACCACCGTGTCCCCGGCATCGGCAGCTTGGAGAGGTGTCGGGTTGTTGCGGTCCGCATCACCCCACAGAGCGCGGCCGATGGTCTCGAACGGCGTCAGCGGGCTGCGTGCCTCGGCCTTCGTACGGTTGTCGTCGCCGGTCAGTTTGTTGACGTAGAGGGCGTTGACCACGCCTGCGCTCGGAGCAAACGGGATCGCGCCTTGAGACGGCATCGGCCGCCCTCGAGCACCCATGCGTCGCATGTTTGGCGGCCCACTCTTGGATGGGAAATCGGGTGGTCCCCGCGCGCGGCAGGGACCACGGACACAGCACGCGCGGTCGGGCGCTTAGTTTTCCATCAACTCGGCGGTGGCCTCGACCGTCACGCTCGCCGCGTTCGCCAGTGATCCGATCTCCATGTTGCCGTTGGCGCCGCCGTTGGGCAGCATAGCGGGCGCGTGGTCCTGCTCGAGCGCGACCCAGCCACCCATGCCACCCGTCTGCGCGACGCCGACCGACAGATGCGTGACGGGCGAGGTACCGGCCGTGATCGCCGAGGTGTCATCGAACGCCGTGGTGTCGGCCGCCCGCGCGTTGGGATTGCGCTTCGCCGGCGTCTGCGACGTGCCGCCCGATCCCGCGGCGCCGCCGCGAATCAGCTTGAGCACCGCACCGCCCGCCGTACCGAAGCGGGCCGCCCCATACAGGCCCATGAACCGCGCCATCATCTGGTTGGCGACCGTGGCAAAGCGGAAGTGCGTGCTCAGCGTGTTTGCAGTTCCGTTGGTCGTGATGACCTTCTTGACGTCGTAATAGAACGGCACAGTCAGACTCCTTGAATCAGCGCCGCCGTCGGCGGACCTGGTGAAAGCGGATCACGAACCAACGACTCAGGCATCGTCTGCAGCGGCACGTGGCCGTGCTTCGCGACACAGCCGTCGCAGAGATAGAAGACGTGCGCGGCCCAATGCTTCGACACCATCCCACCTGACCGGAAACAGTTCACGCAGAAGATCTCCTCCATCCAGCCGAGGAGTTTGTGCTTCTTCTCATTGCGCGAGCGGACGGCGCGCGCGTCGGGGAGCTCGCGCGCGACGTCCCGCCATGTCGGATCGAGTGGCATCGGTTGCGGATGAATCGCCAGTATGGAGGCCCGATCGCCGCCGATCGGCCGTGCAGGAATTCGCGGGAATTGGCGGGAATCCTGGGGATAGCGCTACGGGCGTCGTCGTGGCCGGCTCGCCTGCCGGTACGCCAACAACCACGCGGTGACGGTAACCACCGTCGACGAGCTCGGCGCCACCGTGCGATAGCCGGGCAGCTCCCGCAGCAGTCGACGCGCGAACTGCTCCGCCAGCTGCCGGGCGCGCTTGCTGGGGACACGCATTCAGCGCACCCGAGGTGCCGCGTACCTGGCCTTGAACTCGTCGATGAAGCGCGCGCGCCATTCCGCCCGCTCGGCGTCGGTGGGTGCCCGGCGATGGACGACGAAGAAGGTCGTCTCGAAGCTCGCCGCCAGAATCGGATTCGCCAGCGCGAGCTGTGCCTGCAGCGTCAGCGCGTCGTCGACGTGCGCCTCGAGCTCCTCGGACGTGACGGGACGCGTGCGGGTCGGACTGAGGGGGTCGTATCGTTCGCGGGTGATATCCGGCGGTTTCTCGAGGAGGACCTCGGCTTCGCCCGGTGAGAGTGCCTCGGCGCCCCTGTCGCGCAGGAACACGTTGTCGCGCGTGCGGATCACCCAGGCCTTCACGGCAGAAGCTCCAAGGTCGCCGTGTGCAGCCGGAAGCTGATGTTACCGCTCGCCGCCGCGTGCTGGATCGTCACCGACAGCGTGCGGTTCACGCCGGAGTCTTCGGCAACGGCGTTGTGCATGCCGTTGAGGAACGTGAACCCGGTCGCGGCCATTGTGCCCGACGCCGACCCTTGATTCCCCATGATGAAGTCGCCGCTGGCGATCTGCGCGAGCGCGCTGTTGGCGGCCACGAGTTGGACTTCCCCGATGAAGGGCAGGCGGCCGCTCGTCGCCGTGACTGTCAGCGTGCCGGACAGAATCGTGGTGCCGCCAAACTTCACCCGGATGGTGAGGTCCCTCGAGGCCCCGTCGTCGTTGAAGTGATCGCCGAGTAGCTTCAGGCGGAGCGCCTTGTTCGTCCCCAGCGTGCCCCCCGGTACCGAGAACGTGTAGACCGTCGTCTCCGTGGTCGTGTTCGTGACCTCGGCCTGCGTGACGTCGCGATTGAGGACGTTGACGCCGATGATCGCGGCGCCAATCTTGCCCGTGATGGCGGCCAGCAGCTGGTTCGTCTGTGCCTTGTCCGGCGTGAGCCCAGCATCGGCAATGACGGCGCGTATCTCCTCGGTGATCATGTGATACCACCAGGGTCCGGGCTTCGTCGCCGGCGTGCCTGTGCCGGGGTTGCCCGCAGTGGGATACCCGCTGCTGGCGTTCTCGGTGTGCACCGGCGGCGTGCCTGACGCTCCTGATTTCCACACGCGATCCATGGGACCTACCTCTCTCTCAATAGAGGCGACGCGTCAGCCCACGACGCCGCCACCAGGTGCGCATGCCGACGATCGGCTGCGTGAAGGGCTCGACGTTCGGCACGGGCTCGCCGAACTGGAAGACGATCTGCGTGTGCGCCGGCTTCAGCGCCTGCAGCACGCACTCGAGGACCAGGTTGGTCCACCACGACAGCGGATCGTCGACGGTCTCCTCGACCGTGAGCTCGCCCACCGTATTCAGCGGCGCGGTCACCAGCCAGGCATAGGCCCAGTCGTCGCCCACGATCGGCGCCTCGACATCGTCGTCGACGGTGTGTGGTGAGAACTCGGTGATGGTGATCGAGAACCCGAGCGCCGCCGCGACCGCGATGAAATAGGCCGGCGTCTGACCACCGATGCCGATCACCTTGGCCACGAGCGAGGCGCGACGTTGCACGATCGAAGGGTCGGTCCCGACGCAGGGATCCGGCAGCCCGTAGACGCGCTCCCAATCGCCCAGCAGCTCGAAGGTTGTGCGCGGATCCCACTCGTTGATCAGCGTCACGCCGCGGCCGTCCACGCGGGCGAGCTCGTCGGAGAGTCCGAGCAGGAACCTCGAGAGCGCCGTGCTCGGCTCGAGCCACCACACGGCGCCTCGAGGGAGAAGCTGCTGCAGCTGCCGGGCGTAGGCGTTCGCGTCCATCCGGTATCAGTTCCACGAAGAGCACGCCCTCGCAACGATCCAGATCACGAGCTGGGCGAGAGAGTGGTTTAGACCCACGTTATGACACCCATGATCGGCAGCTGCCCGGTTGTGTGCGTCACGTTCGCCGATGGCGTGGTGATCGTGAAATCGGTCACCCCGTCTCCGGCGCCGACGGCGACGCGAATCTGCGACAGCAGGATGGTCCCGCCCGGCTGTCCATCGCGACGCAGCAGATCCTCGAGCTCCGCCTGCACCGCCGCGCGCGTCGCGCTGTTGTCGGGCACGACGTGAATGGTGAAGTTGAGCGCGACCGCGACCGGCGCGACAACGGTGACCGTCGCCGTCACCGGCCGTCGAGGATTGATGTAGTCCTGCACCGCGGTCACTTCGCCAGCGGACGGGATGATCGCGGAGCCCGAACCATCGTCGTCGCGCACGAAGCGGACGGTCACGGTGCCGGCCCCGAGCTCCTGGGGATAGACCCACGCGCGCGTCACGCCGGCGACTTCCTTTGCCCACGCGATGTAATCGGCAGACGAGCCGCCATGCGGTGGCTGTCGCATGCGCGTCAGCAGCCGCTCGCGCAGCGCATCGTCGGTCTCGGCGTCGGCGCCGCCGGCGAGGCCTCCGCTCGCGACCGTGGCCGTGGCCATCACGTTCTCGACCGGGGAGACGAAGGTCAGCACGACGTCGACGTCGGCGTTGCCGGCCAGGCCCGCGACCGTCGCGGTCAGCGCGAGCGTCGCCGTGCCGCTCGAGATGATCCCCTCAGCGTCCGAGGTGTATTGCACGCCGTCGGCACGCTGCAGCACCGTTCCGGCTGGAATGATCGTGCCGTCGCTACCCGTCGCCGTCGCGTTCCCGGTCGCGAACGTCGCGACGGTGCGCGTCAACCCGAACAGGTTCGCCTGGCGCTCGAGGTACTCCACTTCCGAGGTGTCGGGGAAGATCTGCTGCGCGAGGAACTCGAGATGCCCGTGCAGCAGGTGGACCGCGCCGGCCAGCACGCGCGCGACGACGGAGAGGACGCTGCGACGCAGCACCGCGCCCGTCAACGTCAGCCGCGTGGCCAGATCGGTCTGCACGCGATCGACAATCTCCTGGAGCGTGGGACGCGCGAACGGCATGAGTGCTCAGTGCTCCCTGGCGGCCTGGCCCGCCCAGACCGCGCTGTAGCGATACTCGACGGGCGTGCTCAGCGGCCGCGTAATCACGACATGCAGGCCGAGCATCCCCGGCCGCGTGATCTCGGCCTCGACGTCGACGGCCGCGGCCACCTGGTCGTCGAGGAGCCACTGGAGCGCCTCGCGCGCATACTCGCGCGCGCGCACGAGCACCGTGGCGTCTTCTTTCTCGCGATACAGCAGCCACAGTCGGCTGCCGATGCGATCGCCGGCGACGCTCGGGAACGCATCACCCCACCAGCCGCGGCGGTCCGATTGCGTGTCGGGCAGGACGTCGCCATCGTGCGAGCGCCGATCGGTGAACAGCGAGAGCAGCACCGCGGTCTCGAGCCCCTCGTCCATCACGAGATCGTTCATGGCGATCGACAGGTCCGCGGCGTGCACGTGCCACGTCAGCCCGATGTCACTCATGACGCAATCAACCCATGCGCGCGGAGGCGCGCCAGCAGGAGATTGAGCTGCGTCGAGACGGACGCCGCAGTGGCGGTCGAATCGGCAACGGCGGCGCCCTGCGGCCCCACGACCTGCGTTCCGGCAACCCTGTACGCCGAGCCGTTCACCAGGTCGATGGGCGCGTTCGCTTCGATGACCTGGCCGGTCTTGAGGAGCAGGTACACCGCCTGGTGGTTGTAGAGCGCGACCTCGCCGGCGGCGAGGCCCGTCTTGCGATACCGCCGATCGTCGACGCTCACGACGAGCGGGTGATCGCGGAGGCCTCCCACGAACAGCACGACAGCTTCGGCGGCGCCGGCGAGTGTCGGCGCAGCGGGTACCGACGTGAAGCCGTACTCCTGGAAGCGCTCGCACGCGTCCCGCGTCTCGTCCTTCAGAATCGCGAGCTGCACCTCTTGGAGCCTGGTCGTGTCTGTCACCAGCGACACGACCGCGCGCGCGACCAGGTTCTCGATCCGCCGGCGCACGGGAGCGAGCAGACGGTTCAGCGCGTCCAACGTCAGTTCCCCAGCCACGCCGGCGCCGAGCTCTCGCTGCGACTCGGCTCAATGGTCGGCTCCGGGCGAAACGCGTCGGCGCGTGTCAGCGAGAGCGTCGTGGTCGTCCCGCCCGATAGCTGCAGGGAATACGTCGCCTCAGTGATCAGCAGATCGGTGTACGTGATTCCGAGCGCCGGGATGTGCACCCGCGCGAGCGCGTTGATCGGCCACATGGAGCCGTCGCGCTGCGTCCAGCCTTGGACCGTCACGGTCACCGTGGCCGATCGGGCGGCACGGACGCTGGCTTCCCACGCGGCGCGCGCTTTCGCAAACTCCAGCGTGACCGCGCCGTCAGGTCGAACGAGCAGCACCCGAGACGCCCGGCGCACCTGCAGGTCCTCCGCGTGTGCGCTGACGTTCGCCGCCGTCTGCCCGACGAGCTCATCGCTGCCGGGTGTCTGCCCAGCCACCATGTAGCGTCGATACCGTTTCGTCGCGTCGTAGTTGACGTCCGCGGTGAGGATGTTCTCGCCCTGCGCCAGGACCGACGTCGCGCGGGCGCCGCCGGTGCGGGTCAGCACGATGCCGCCGGCGCCGTCCGACACGGGCAGTAATCCCGCCATCCGGCACGCGCGGTCGATGACCTCGAAGACGCTGTCGCCGGGATTGATCACGAGTCTGGCGATGGGGCTCGAGAGCTTCATGCTGCTCGACTTTCCGGCCGTGCCGACCGCCGACGGAGTCCCTCCGCCATCGGCCTTGCCGGTCGTGCTGATCGCCTTGTCCTCGGCGCCTGGCTGCAGCGACACGCCGATCTCGAAGGGCTTGGCGAGCAGCTCGCAGAACTCGAGCACGCCGATTTTCTTGAACTCATACTTGCCGAGGACCGCGCTGCAATCGACGAGGGCTCCGGTCTTGTCCCGGCCGCTGACGTTGAACGTGCGCCCTCCGGGTTCGAACCCCTGCGATCGGATATCCACGTACCCGGTGATGACGGGCGTCTCGAGCGCGTCTCCGAGCGTCACGACGCAGGTATCCTCCTCGACGATCGGCCAGGGTTCGGCCTGGCCATCCCAGCGTTCCGACACCGTCAGATCGAAGCTGCCGGCGATCGCCTCGATACCGCGCGTGACCCGGACGCTCGTCCAGCCACCGTAGGCCTTCCCGTTCACCAGGAGACGCGCGCCGTCAGCCATGGGAGAGCACCTGCAGCTCGCGGCCGCCGATCACGAACCCCGGATGCCGGACTCGATTGCGAGCCACTAGGTCGTCAGCAAGATCAACGTCCCCGTATAGGCGATGGGCGAGGACCAGCGCCGGCGTCGTCACCGGCGGCGTGTGGCTGACGAGTCGCGGGAGCGACGCCGATTCCGCCGGCACTGCGGCCGCGACGTCCGCCCGTAGCTCGAGCAGCGCGGCATACATCTCGTCGTCGCCGGTCTGCTCGGCGAGCTCGTCGAGCGCCGTCAGGACCTGGTCGCGCGCCGCGACGGCCTCCTCGTAGCTGCCATAGCTGCCGGACGTGCGCGACGCGATGGACAGCTGGCGTGCCGCCTCCGTGACAAAGCCGCGGCGGAGAAACGCGTCGACCTCCATGTAGTTCACCAGCTCGTACTGCCGGGTCGTGGTCGAGGCCGGCGGTGGCGGGTCGACGGACGTGAAGTCGGCGGCGTGCAGGAACGCCTGCACGCCGAGGCTGGGAATGCGCGGGAATGACGTCAGGTCTCGAAACAGGTCGAGCAGCCGCGTCGCCAGGGACAGCGGATCGCGAACCAGCTTCGAGGCGTCGCTCACGAGCGAATCGATCGAGCGCTTGAGCGAGGCCGCTTGCGCCGCGGTGCGTGCCAATGGCGCGAGTGCGTTGTGGAGCGAACGACTGGCGCTCTGTACGAGGCTGGTGATGCTGTTGAAGCTGAAATTCGGTAGCGATCGCGTGGAGCCAGCACCAGGCAATCCCGGGGCACCGGACAACGGGATCGTCAGCCGATATTTCTTCGTCAGGCTGGTCTGGGAAGCCGCATGCGTGGCGTCGGCCGACGCATCAACCTGGGCGCCGGGCGCGGCCGCGATCGAGGGGCTGAAGGCGTCCGCGGCGGTTTCAAAAAAATCGATCTGAAAATGGGCGATCCGGAGCTCGTCAATCGTTTCCCGGATGTTGTATTGGGGGACGACGACGAGCCTCGCGCCGTAGTACGGGTGCACCAGCGTGCCAGGCCCGGGCTGCTCGAGCGCGTCCTGCAGCGCATCGCGAGCGGCAACGTAGTCATCACGGTCGGTAACGCGCGGATCGCTGACGACGTAGCCTTCGACGCGGAGCACACGGCCGCGCAGCCCAAGGTCCTCGGCGAAGGCCTGGTTGCGAAAGGGATAGTCGTGAACGACGACCTTGCGGCCGCCGGCGAGCTCGCCGAGACTGAGGACGAACGATGCGCCGCGGAACGAGCCGATGTCGCGCCCAGGCATCAGCGTGCGTCCACCATCGAGTAGCCACGGGTGAGGTCCAGCGTCATCCGGTCCGAGATCCGCGTGGACACCCTGGTGCCCGGCGGCATGTTGCTGAAGTTCACATTGGCGTGCAGTTCGTGAGGCGGATTGATCGCCGCGGCCGCTCGATCCGCGCCGAGCGGCGCGCCGCTTGGGATCAACTGGCCAGCCGCGGCACCGACACCGAACGAATTGCCGACGAACCCGAGAACGTTCTTTAGGACAGAGAAGCCCTGCGCAACGAAGTCGAACAACCCCTTGAAGTACTGCTTCAAACCGTCAATGGCTCGTTGCACGTCGAGCGTGAAGACGCCTTGCAGGAACTCGGAGAACCCGCGGAAGATGTCTGTGACGGCGCTCCACAGAGCGCTGTAGAAGGCGGTGATTTTCTTCCACTGCGACATCAGCGCAACTGCCCAGAGAGCGAGCTCAGTCACGAGCACGATGAGCGCGACGAGGAACCAGCCGACTGGTGTGGCGCCGACGGCCAGCGCGAGCGACCCGAGCGCAGCCACGACTCCGCCGATCGCCGCGATGATGGGTGCCGCGACAAAGAGCGCCAGACCGAACTTCAGGAGGTTTTCCCACCCGCCGGCGACGTCGGCCGCCTTCTGCAGCCACGAGCTGATGGTCTGAAAGGCGGAAACGGCCATCGGCACGCCGCGTTCTTCGATCCACGTGAAGAGTGCGACGAGGCGCGCGCCCCACCGTTCGGCGATCTTGTCGAGCTCGCCGCTCTTGGCCATCTGGTCGACACGCTCGAGCACGCCGGCCAACCGTTTCTTCAAGACGTCGAACGGTCCGGAGTTCATGACCTTGTCGGTGAACAACTGCCAGCGTGTGAGGAGGCCTTGGACCATGCCGCTCCACGACTTCGACATCGTCGCTGCGGACCCGGCACTTTCCTTCCCCATCTGCTCGATCATCAACAGCACGGACTTCCGACCGAGCTGTCCTTCCTCGGCCATCTTGCGGAGCTGCGCCGTGTTGAACGTCTGCTTCTGCGTGCGCTTGATCGCCCGCGCGAGCAGTTCCCATCCGTTGATGCCGCGTTCGCCGAGCTGATTCATTTCTTCAGCCGACACGCGGCCCTTTCCCAGAATCTGCGTGAGCGCGGTCGCGATCCCTTGCATCTGTTCAGTGTTGCCACCCACCTTAGCGACCTGATCCACGATCGCCTGAAGGCTGCCGGCCGACGGGTCGAGCCCGTTCATCCGCAGCTTCACGAACGCGTCGGTGATCGCCTCGATAGCGAATGGGGATTTCATCGAGAGGTTCGTGATGAATGCGAGAGCCTCCTTGCCCTGCGCCTCGTCCCCCGTTACGGCAGCGAGACGGAGGCGCATGGACTCGAACTCCGCGGCCGTATCGATGAACTGACGTTTGAACAGGTACGCTCCGGCAGTGGCGGCGCCGATGAGGACCGTCACCTTGCCAAACGATGCGCTGGCGGCCGAGCCGATGCCCGTGATCGATCTCGTGACGTCGCCCATCGCGTCGTGCAGCTTGTCGACGCCGGCGGCTGTCTTGAAAGCGCCGAACGATTGCTGCACCGACCGGACCGGCGCCGTGGCCCGATTCAGAGACGCGGTGATCCGGTTCAGCGGCGCTGTGACGCGATCGACCGCGGTGAGAATGAGCGAGAGCGGATAGCTTTTACCGGCGGGCATTGATCCACTCCGCTTGCGTCAGCCAGAACGCGAGATCCTCTTGGTCCATCGCCCAGAGCTGATCGGGCGGAAAGTGGAACGTCGCGGCCAGGACTGCTAGGGCTTGAGCCCAGTCAGCAGGCCATCCGGCAAAAAATCCGCCACCAACTGCGTGATGGCCAGGATGTCTTCGAGATCGAGCTTGTCCATCACGACTTGCGGCTGCTCGCACATCTTGGCGCCGATATCCAGCAGGTCGCCGGCGGTCGGGTTCTGAAACGGAAACCGACGCACATGGGCCCCGATAGGACGCTTGAATGTGAGCGTCGTGATGGTCTGGGACCCCACGTCGACGGGATGCTTCAGTGTGTAGGTCTTCGGCTCCACCCGCCTACACCTCCTCGCCGCTGAGTCCTTCGAACCGGACCGGGAAATTCGCCTCCTCGCTGTTGCCCGTTCCCTCGCCGGCGAACCAGGCGTTTCGCAGCACGAACGCCTTGCCGTGTGCGAAGCGGAGGTAGACCGTGGCGTCGACCATGTCGATGATGCGTTTCAGATCGAGGGTGCGGCGATCGCGGATCTCGCCCTCGATGAACGCCGGCTGCGGCATTTCCTTGTAGCCATGGACCTTGTCGGCCCCGACCAGGGCCTCGCGCTTCGGGCGTCCGAGGTTGTAGGTGAAGTTGCCGACGGCATCCATCATCTCGCCATCGATCTGGAACTCGATGGTGCCGGCGCGGCGCTGATCAGGCATGGTCTCCTCGCTCCTCTACAGCCGGAAGTCGATGCGCGCGGCGCCGACGATGAACTGATTGATGATGTCGGGCGGCAGCACGAAGTCGAGCCTGTTCGGGTCGCTCGCGTTGCGTTCCACGACGACGTCCTGCTTGAACTGATCCCCGTTCTCGACGAGCCCGAGGTCTTCCATCTCGCGGAACCACGCGATCGCTTCCGCTTTCCCGAGTAGCGGTGTGATGACGGCCTGGCCGGCGCCGACGCGCGTGCCGTCGTTCGCCAGCTTGTGCCGGGGGAACTTCGTCAGGATCCGCGTCCGGAAGCTGTACCGCAGGTAGAGCAGCGTCAGCATCGTCGTAACGTCGAGATACGACGTGTCCGCGGCGCCGGAGCTGCTGGTCTGATAGGTCGTCACCAGGCGCTCGAGCTGCACGACGCCGCCAGCCGCGACCTTGCTGGAGCTGATGCCGTCGAAGAGCTCGAGATTGCGCTCCGTGAACGTGAACCGGTCGACTTCCGCCGGCGCCTTCACGCCCTTGACCTCCAGAGTCTGGAAGGGCCGCGCGGGGTCGTTCGCCGCGTGCAGCGCCACCACGCCGGCAACGGCCGCGGCGTATTCCATCGGTGGGGTCACCGGGTTCTTGCCGGGCTGCGCGGCGATGCAGGAGTGCTGGCTGTTGCGGCTGTCACCCAGCGTGCCCAACGTGCCCTGCGTGCCGGCAGCGGAGGTGATCGCGACGCCGTCGATCATGCGCATCGGTCCGAAGCGAGACGAGAGCTCCGCCTCGATCGCGCTCAGGCTCGTCGCGTCCACATAGGGATGCGCCCACACCTGATACCAGTTGTCGCCGAGCGCCGTGATGAGCGTCGTCAGCGTAGGGTTCGTCGTGCCGCCCGCGAGTGCCACGATCGCCACCGCAACCCCGGCCGGCGTGGCTTCGCCGTCCTGGTAGTTCAGGCGCATGTCGAGGCTGTTGCCCACGTCGCCGCGATGACGGAAGGTGACGGTGACCACATTGGTCGAGACCGACGACGTGACGGGTAGATCGGTGTTCGCGTTGATGGCCGCGTTGATGT